TGCATGCGTCGACATCAGTTTACCCACTCCCCATAGGTCAAGGTCGTCTTGGCCGGCCAGAACGCCATCATCACGGCATCGGCAACGTTCGGTGATCTCGTCCCTTCCGGAGATTTATCGACGATAAGTTTCATCCGCGCCGATTTGCTCGCCGTTGGCTGACTGAGTTCTTTTTCAAGCTGACGAAGCAGGGGAAGGTTCGACGGGATGCTGATCATGTCATCTACGCTCAGCCGAAGACCCTCGGTCACGGCGCGATGTGTGTTCTCGAACCGACGGCGAAGTTGCCACCAGCCCTGCGCCTTCATGTTTCCGTAAAAGTCTTTGTTGAGGGGCGAATTGTAGTCGCCGATGATGACGAAGCTGTCAGGGTCGCGTGGGGAGGCGCCGGCATCCCAAGGGATGAAATTGACGCTATAGGGCATCAAGCCTTCATCTCGAAGCCGGTTCGTTTCGGCCTTCACGCCTGATCCCACGCCGATGCAATCGTACTGGACATCAACCGGCCCCAGCTTCTGGCAAGCGGTCACGGCGCGCCGTGCTGTGAGGCCGGTATCACGCTCGCCCCACTCCTCGACGTGCTTCAAGACCGAGCCCTTCCGCAGCGCGAGCGCATTCCGATCACCGCCACCGTCAGCGACATCGAGCGCGCCGACCCACAGGCCATCATCGCCGAAGCCAACTTTTAGGTGTGCATCGATTGCAGACCGGACCCACTCGGCCGGGATGATGACGTTCTCGATGGAGGCGGCATAGTTGCGATCGACCTCCTGGGCGAAGACGTGAAGCAGGCCGTCCGATTGAGCCTTGGCCCTGCGTTCGTCGTACCAGGCTTGTGTCTTGGCCGGGTGATCTCGCCAATCGATGAGAAAGATGTTGGCACTGGTTTTCGAGACGGGACGGCCGGGCTGCCATTCCTGTCCGGCTTCCCGGCGACGATGGAAGACGTTTCCGAGACCGTTGACCGACGAGATGTCGATCTGAACGCGGGTATTGTCGGCCAAGGCCGCTTCGATCTTCTCAGGCCGCTCGTAGTGGGCGCTCTCGTCTTTGAAGTAGATGCGCTTACGGCCGCCGCGCCCGATATTGTCGCCAGCTTCGCCCGTGATCGTCGCCCCGGTCTCCGGGTTGATGATGCGCATATAAGCGAGATCGTCCTTCGTGCTGAAGCCTTCCGGTAGGAACTCTCGCGGCAACCCGAGGATAATCATGCGCATCTTTTCGAAGATGCTATCTGGATCGCCGATCTTGTCGACGAGCTGTTCCTTGCGAGAACCCCAGCCCACGGCGACGCCAGGCCAGAACAGCCAGAGCCATACGGAGAAGGCGCAGCAGACCCAGGTGGCGCCGACGTCTCGGCATTTCTCGATCAGGCCGTTGGCCTCACCATCGAGACAGGCAAGTAGGAACGCGACCAGATCCTTCTGCCGCTGAAAGAGCACGAAGGGCAGCCGCGACGGCAGTTCGCCACCCGTCACGCGGGGATCGTACGTCGAGACCCAGTGTTCGATGAACTCGACCGGCCTCGTCCGATAGTACTCCTTCGCGCCGATGAGGTTCGAGCGGAGCTTCTTGTGACGGCTCTGGCGCTGGGCGAAGACGCTTGTGTAGTTCGGCGGCCATGTCTCAAGCATCGTCGGCCTCAAGGCTGCGGGCGTATTCCTGGGCGGCTTCCTGAGGCGTCATGTCGGCGGTGATCTGCTTGACGGCGATCGGCGCACCGTCCTTGCCGGTGTGCTCGTTCAGGAAGCGCTCGCTGTAGCGGCTGGGTCGGAGCTTGGCCGCCGTCCACTTCCGGGCGTCTATCTGCAACCGGGCGAGATTTGCATCCTCCGCGGCGTCGGCTAGATCAACGATCTGATCCGCGAAAGTGTCGGCCTGAGCCATCCTCGCGCGCGCGTATCTGTCCTGAAACTCTATATTGTTATCAAGCCATTGAAACACTGTGGTCCGCGACGGCATGTCTTCGGTCTCGCAAATCTTGACGAGCGACTTGCCCAGCGCGATCTCGGTGCAGATGCGGGTGGCGATTTCCTCTGAGTAGAGGGAGGGGCGCCCCATCTTCCGAGGCTCAACTGCTGCTGCGATCGGCTTGCTGATCGGCTTCTGTGGCCGGGCAGCCTTTTTCGGCGGTCGGCGTTTGGTGGTTTTGGCTTTCGCCATGGGTGGCTCCTGCTGGGATTATGGGACGGACGCAACGCCACTGATTGCTGGATTGGATTTCACTACTCAGAAGCCTCCAGAAACGGCGGCTCGGGTTCACCCAGCGCTTGCTCGAAATCGAACAGCGGAGTTGGGGTCGAGTAGGTCCGCGGCTTGTGATGACGCTCGTTGTGATGCTCGACGCAGAGCCAACGCACATCAAGCGGGCGGTCATAATCTTCGTGATGAGCTTCGATCCGGCCGGCACATCCGCCTAGATTGGCAAACTCACAGCGATCGGCCTTAACGAGTGTGCCGGCCGCAATGGCGTGGCGAACTCGGATGTGCGCCTGATATTTTTGCTCGTTCCGCTCCCGATAGCGGCGAACGGCCAGCAGGTTTATCGCTTTGCCTCGATCCGATCGACGGTGTTGGGCGGCCTTCTGGCGCTGCCGGTAGGGATTGGCGGCATACCGACGACGCTCGCGGACACGAATAAGGTCGCCCTTCTCGCGCCGGCGCTCCCGTCCTTGCTCACTGTCGCACTGTCGGCAGATCCGCGAGTGCCCGTCACGCTGAGATCGATCGCGAGAGAATTCACTGACAACTTTGACGCTGAAGCAGGATGAGCAGCGCTTCTTCGGCGGACCTTCTACGGCCGGAAGACCCGGGATTTCCAACTGGACAACTGGACCGTCCCAGCCTCCCATTAGAAATGCCGTTACTTCCATTACTTCGTTACTTTTGACATCGGAGCGGCCGTCAGAGTGACGAGTAACGTCCCGCTCAGATGGTCCATTACTTTTGGGCTCGGCAGGAACGCCGCAAAATGGGGGTTTTTGGTCGGAAAGTAACGAAGTCACGATTGTAACGCCTCCCCGATGCTGGGGTGAGCGTATTTGCCGTGACCGCGTTTGAGCACTTCACCGTCGCGAAGCATGTCGGCAAGTCGGACTTTGACGACGCTTTCTGGCAGCCTGGACGCCTCGGCGATCTCCCTTGGGCCCATTACGTCCGCATGCTCAAGTAAGGCGGCAAGGATCTTTTTCCGGGTATCTGAGCGTCTAACATCGTCGGCAGACCCAAGGATGCGCCAACGGCAGGTCGCGGCGTCAAACTCCACAGCGTGCTCGGCTTCTTCGATGTCTCGCCCGCGAACGTAGAGCGTCTTTCCGCCCTTGCCGCTCGAGAGGATTAAGGTTGTGTCGGCGCAGCCGACGATGCCGAGCGTGCCCGAAACGGTGTCGAGTGGATCCTCAGCATCGACCTTCCGCTGATGATGCAGAGCGACAACGCCGATGCCCAGATCGTTGGCTATTCGGTGCACATCAGTGAGAGCCTTGTAGTCCTGAGCGTAGCCCTCTTGCGTCGAGATCGGCCGAACATTGGCGAGTGTGTCCAGAAGAACCAGACGGGGACGCGCAACATGAGACGCCCAATCCGCGATGTCCTGGACGCCACCAGCGTTCAAGCGCCGCCATTTTGTCGAGAGAGTAAGTCTCTCTGGCCATGCGGACGAGCCAGGTAACACTTTTCGGATCCGATTTTTCAGCCGACGCTCGTTGTCCTCTAAAGCACAGTACAGAACATCGCCGGGCTCGGGCTCTTTATCGCCTAAGCACACCCTGCCGGCTGCGATAGAAAGCGCGATATCGAGTGCGAACCAAGACTTGCCGATCTTCGGACGGCCGACGAGGAGCGATAGACCCTCCGGAATTATCTCGGGAACGATAAACTTGATTTCCGGATACGAGCGGGCCTGCAGCGTCCTCGCTGTGAAGGCGTCGTCCCGCCAAGTGGGCTTACGACGAGGGGCATACGCAGTTGGATCGGCGCCCAGCGCATTGAAGCCGTTTGCCAGTGCGTGGTTTGCATCCACAATTGAGAGATCGTCAGACATTCGCCGAACCGCCTTTCTCGATGCCTGCGTGCAACCCGCTCTCGATTGTTGCGGTGATTTCGCGGATGTCTAAGCCGGCATTGAGGGCGGCAGTCCGCAACGTGCCGACGACTTCAGAAGTGCCGATCTGATTTTGTCTGATCAGCTCGGCTGCCTTGAAACTCGCCCAATTGAGTGCCGCGTTACGACTGCCACTGGCAGCACCGGCAACGAAGCGAGCAAGGCCGTCGAGACGACGTACGGCAGAGAATGGCGAACCGGATGAATCGATTGGTTTTGCCGCGATCGCCTTCGGGCGAAGCTCCGTCAAAAGCCAATCGGGTATCGGTGGCAAAGGTGTTCGGAAGGGATCGATCAGCCAGGCATAAGATCCTCCAGTGCCCGACTTGCTTGCGCCGATCCGTGAAGGCGGCCCAACGACATAACCGCCATCTGCCTTGATATCGAGGCCCGGCCAAATTCCCGTTCGGCATTTAATCGGCTCGTGAATGGCAAAGTAGAGATGGCGACCGCCGTTGCCGGTCCGCGCGACGGGACAATGCCCGAACGGTCGGCCCTCGGCTTTAAGCGATGCGATGCTTTCAAAGCCGCCGTTCCGTCCATCGATATCGAAAACGAGCAAACCATTGCCAGTCGCGATGCCGATATTGGCGCGCGGGAACCTGGAGAAAGCGGACGCGACTGCATGCGGATCGGTGACGGCATCGAGAAAGCCACGGGTGCCTGCCGGCGGAATTTTTGATCCTTCCGCAAGCGGGAACACAGGCCAGCCGAACTCGCCGGAATAGCGGAGTGCTTCAGTTTCTAAAGACGGAGAATGGGCCATGCTGGACCTCTTGATTGGTCGAGATGGCTCCGCGACAGTTGCGGATATACGCGGAAGCGTGTAAGCTTCCACCACCAGTTGATGCTGAATTTCCAGGCCGTCTTGGGGTGCAACCCGAGCGGCCTTTTTGTTTTGGTCGGTGTGATTGACGCGCAAACGCGATTGCCCGGTTAGCGTCGGAGCTCTGGGCGACTTCTGAGGTTTCAGGCTGTGAGGTAGCGGCGATCATGCAGAAGCCGCTCCAAGCTCAGCGGGGTGATCGGCAATCACTATCCCAGTGCATGCCGCATCAAACGGCTTCCAGGTGGTGAACCTAGGTCCTTGCTCGGCTGAGTCGATGACAGTGAGCTTTGCGGCTGCTTCGACAGCGACGATCATGCATGGAGCTTTCGCTCCAGGCCGCCAGAGTTCTAGGAAGCCCTTCAGTCCGCGGTACGCACAAATCCTTGCGGTGTCGAGCGCCGGCATGCGCGAATGGATCGCCAGCCGATTGCCGGGCTTGCCATCGATGCCGAATTCGAAAGTATCGTAGAGCGGGCCTTTGGCACAGATGCCAACGCGCTGGAGATAGATGCGGGCGACGGTTGCCGACAAAGACCCCGCGAGCGCGGATGTATGCCTCATGTCGGGAGGCCCTTGAGCCACGCCGTCAGATCATCGCGCAGGATGAGACGCTTGCGGCCCAACTTTCGCGTCTTGAGAGCGCCGCTTTTGATGGCTTCGTAGAGAAAGGTTCTCCCGACTGGAGCGGCCTCTGTGGCCTCCTTCGGCGAATAGGCAAGTTTCTCGGTCATACGGTTCTCCGCGAACACATTCGGTTCGGAGAGAACATTCAGTTATTCGGTGCCGGGG